TATAAAAATAAATGTTATCACTTGTTCTTATAGGAATATGTATTCTAACTATCTTACCTGTCTTAATATCTTTATCTACTTTGTCGGTATGTTTTGAAATACTTGTTCCTGCTTTTAATCTCAGAACTCTCACTCTTTCAAACTTAGCAGGTATATGAGCTAATATTTCTATTAAAGAAACTAAATTTGACACTTGCGTTAAATGTGTATCTCTTAATTCTGCTGGTTCAGTACCACTTTTTAATACACCTGGTTTTAAAACATTTCTAATATCATCACTATAACCTCTTAATGAAATAGCATCAAAGTTATGTCCTTGCATATCTAAAAAATCACAAGCGTCTTTTAAATCAGGCCTTTTGTATTGTGGTAAATCTAATTCTTTAAGTATTGGTCGTTCCAATTTCTTTGTCATCTTTTATTTTATCCTTTACTCTAGCGGCTAACTTCTTTATATACTTATCTCTCTTTTTCATTGCCATATCTAATCTCAATTTACTTACTAAATCTGTAAATACTATTCCATTCATATGGTCTAATTCGTGTTGAAAACATCTGGCCATAATGCCATCCATTTGATATGTTTTCTTATCTAAATTTTCATCTAAAAATTCTACTTCTACTTTCCTAGGTCTTTCAATATTTAAGAATAGAAAAGGAAACGTTAAACACCCCTCCTCAAGTCTAACTTTTTCTTCACTTGCTTTAACTATCTTTGGATTAAAACAAGCATATATTTTACCTGCTTCTATTTGTAATTGCCCACCCATTATAAACATACGGTATGGTTTACCTACTTGATTTGCTGATAGTCCTAAACCACCATACCTGTGCATAGTAGCAAACATATTTCTAACAAATTGTTGGGTTGATATTCCTTCTATTTTTAAAAACACAGCTTTATCAAAGGGTGCTATACTTGACAACACCCTTGGATCGCTTGGTGGTAATAATGTATAAATTGTATCTTTTTTTGTATCTCTAATTACACTCATAATAACCTTGTAAAATTTTTATGTTTCTCAAATTTAATTATGTTCGTAAATTTATCAAACATAATGTCTCCCTTGTGGGATATAATAAACACGTTTTCTTTGTTTAATGATTTTAAAATTTTGAAAAAATCATCCGTGCCTTGTCCATCTAATGATGAATCAAATATTTCATCTAATATTAATATGTTAGTATTAACACTATTTTTTAATTTTGCAATTGCTCTCCAAGTAAATAATAATGCTAAATCAATTCTCATCTTTTCACCTTCACTAAAATTGTTATAATTAAAAGTATCTCTATGGCGACTTTTTATAGTTTCTTCAAACTCCTCATTAAGATGAAAATTAATAAAGAAGTCCATCGCCTGTAAATTCTCATTTATTAACTGATTCATTATCGGTAAATATTTCTTAATAATGTTAGCCTTAACTCCTGTATCATTTAATATCTCTCTAGCAATATCTATATATTGTTTTTCATCTACAACTCTATTTTTTTCAGATTCTATTTCTGCTAATTGTACTTTAATAACTGATAGTTCCATTTGTATTGATTCTGTATTAGTTGTATCATAAGTTAATTTATTAATCTCTTCCTGCAATCTTGTTGAGTGTTTATTAATTTCTGTAATAGATGTATCTATTTTTGCAACTTCAATTCCAAGTTCATTAACCCAATCTGTTAATTTAGCATACTCATTTATTTTAGTTTCTGTTTTAATAATCTCACTTATCAAATCTTTTAAACCTAATTCTAATTTTGTTATCTTTGCTTTTTCTTCAGCAAGTTTTTCAGTTCTTAATTCTACTCCTATTTCCTGTGTACAGGTAGGACACTTACTATTACTTTCAAAAAACTCTAAATTCTTTTTATGATTTAATAAGTTTGTTTCTATCTTCGCTTCTAACTTACTTAATTGATTCGCTGTTTGAGTTGCTTTTTCACTATCTTTTAATTCAGTTTTATTCAAAATTATTTTATCATTTAAATCTTTTAATTTAGTATTATATTGTTCTTGGTCTTTTGTATCTTGGTCTATCTTATCTTTTCTTTCCGTTATATCTGATTCATCTCTATTTCTTATTTGTATAAAATGACTATTCTGTAATTCATATTTTTCTTTCATTAAATCATAGCGATGGCTTACATCGGTTACAGACTTACTTAACTCACTTTGTTTTTGTCTTAACAATATATCCATATATGTAAATACTCTTATATCTAATATTTCTTCCACCACCTCTCTCCTGTGCCTAGCACGTAGGTGCATAAAAGGTTCATAGGAAGAGGAGCCTAATATAACTACTTGAATAAAAGAACGGTAGTTTAATTTCATTATATTCTGCTCTAGTGTTTTTTGATAGTCTATTGTTGAAGCGTCTTGGTTTAAAAGTTCTCCATCACAATAAATATCAAAAATATTTGGTTTAATTCCACGTGTAATTTTATAGTTTTTATTACCAATTGTAAACTCACATTGTATTTCACAATCAGCATTGTTAATTGTATTTACCAATTGCTCTTTTTTTATACTTCTAAAAGGTCTGTTAAATAAAACAAAACATAAAGCATCCAATAATGTTGATTTACCTGATCCATTTTTACCTATAACAAGTGTAGCTGCTGACTTGTCCATTTGTACTTCTATAAACTGATTACCAGTAGATAAAAAATTTCGCCATCTTAATTTCTTAAAATATATCATTGATTTCCTGAATGGTCACTTGCCTCTATATAAATTGATTTTAAATATTCTTTTAACTTCCCTTTATCAATTTTTGTATCTAATTGGTCAACATAATTATTTAAAAATGTAACCGTATCTTCACCCATTTCTAATATATCTTCTCTAACGGAAGCTTTAATGTCAGAATAGTCCTCTATAATTGTTAAATCATAAACATTAATTTCATTATATAATCTATCAACCAAATTATCAAAAACAAATTCTTTCGTTTTGTTCAATACTATTAATTTTACAAAATGATTTTGATAAGGAGTTAAATCAAAATTAGTATAGTCTTTTTCTTTATCATTATAAATTAATTTTTTATGTATCGTATATGGATTTTTAATTCTAGTTAGCTCTCTTGTTGCTGTATCAAATATATGAAAACCTTTTGGGTCATTATAATCTGCCCACGTCATTTCATATTGAGATCCACAATAATATATTTGTCCATCATCGGTATGTTTGTGAAAGTGTCCTGATATTACTCTTTCAAATCTTCTAAATTCTTTTTTATCATTACCAAATTGATTAATAAGACCATTAAACATTTCAACACCTTTAATTTCTAAATGACCCATAAGCATTTCTACTGGTGCTGTATCTAATAAGTGTATAGACTCTTCCCTAGTATCATCACATATCCAAGGCATAAACAAAATATCCATACCATCAAGGGTTACAATTTTAGGTCTTGTATAAATCCACGGTTCATTGTTTCCATCAAAACTTGTATATAAATTTTCAATAGCATTTACTCTATTTGTGTTCTTAAAATAAGTATCGTGGTTGCCTATAATAATATGTGTATCAATTTTTTCTTTCCATAATCTGTCCCAAAAATGTTCTTTAAAAGTTGTAGCTGTTTCAAAGTTAATAAACTTTCTTCTATCAACTACATCTCCTAAATGTACTAATGTTTTTATATTATGTTCTTTAAGGTAGGGAAAGAAAATATCGTTAAAAAATTTTAATTGATAATCTCTAAATGATTCACTATCGTTCCTAACACCAAAATGGCTGTCATTTAGTATTGCAAGCTTCACTTATATTCCTTTAAATAATTAATAATGTTTTTCACTTATACTAATTTACTTAACGCCGAATCAGATTTTGGATTTCTTCTTTTTCTTCTTTTAATTTTTGGTTTTTCTTTATCTGGTTCTGACGGTCTATTTTTTCTCAAAAATTCTACAAATTGATTCTTAAATTCTCTATCTTCTCCAGGTTGTAATGATACTTCATCAAAATTAGCATCCTCTATCATCCTGTATTTTACATTAATTTGTTTTTTTTCTTTCTGTATTCTTCTAATAAAAGCATAATATATAATTTGTGTAAAATATGCAAAAGGATTTTTTGATTTTCTTGGATTAAAATTTGATAGATATTGTAAGCAGTTTTCTATACCATCAGAAACCATATCGTCCCTAAAGGTATAATTTATAAAATTTGGTCTAAAGGATAAGTGATTCGCAATCTTTAAAAAACAACTTCCTATATAATTGGTAACAGGAGGCTTTTCTTTTTTTTCTCGTTTCGCTTTATTACACGTTTTTTTATACTCAATCATCTTTGCTAAAAAGAGTTTATTATCTACGTAATGTTCGGGTTTTTTTCTTATTCTTTTCATATAACTATATTACTACATTTTATTGGTTTTGTCAATGTTCCTTGATTCTTTAAACAAAAGCCATTTAAGTTCTTTTGATAAGTTCTCAACCTTTATAGGGATTCCTATTGCAGGCCTTTTCGCTATAATTGCTTGTTTTTTATTGGTGTGGCTTATTGACTTTTTCATAATAAATTAGTATAATAGGGTGTGAGTCCCTTCAATGGGAACCTAGCTACCTAGTGGAGAGTTCTTTTCCCACCAACAGGCAGATATTGTTTTAGTTTATTAAGTGTATCCTCAAACTCATCAGCCCCAGCTTCCAGTTCTCTTTTACTCATATTCCTGTTTAAATAATCGGGCAATCTTTGTTCCCATTTATCAGAATTTTTTAGTATCTTTAAATATCTTTTTGTAAAGTCAGGTGTAGCATTGCATATTGTTAGTATCTTATCTTTAGGAATACTAACAACACTATCATTTGTAAATCCAACCCATTTAACAAGGGCGATATAGTCTGCTATTCCAAGTTCATCATATCTTGGTACATATTTAACCAGTAATGGATTTTCAATTCTCATCAAAGGAGATTTGTCAGGCAGATTTATTTCTGGAAATAAACACGCAATTTCTTCGCCATTTGACAACTTAATAATTTTAACAACTATTAACTTTTCATTTTTTGGTTTTATATCTGGCATTTTATTACCTCTCCTAAACTTATTCTTTAAGGCTGACATTATATATTTGATAATCAAACCCTTCTTCATTGTATATATTTATTCTTTCAGCAAAGTGCTGTAAGGTAAAATTCTTTTTTTCTCTATATGTTAAATCATCGGCTATATCATAGAGTGTAGCCTCGGTTTTATTATCACCGAGTCTTAATCCTCTACCTATACTTTGTAGACTTCTTATACGAGATTTACTAGGGCTACTAAAAATAATATTGTGTAAATTACGGATATTAATACCAGTGCTGAACGTCCCATAACTAGCGACAATAATCGCATTGTCAGACTTTTCTGTAATGGCTCTAACTTGCTCTCTTTCATCTGCTTCTATTCCTCCATAAATGAAGAATACATTCCTTCCTTTTTCTGATTTCTTCTCTATCATTTCGTATAATTGTTTTCCGTGTTTCTCAACAAGTTGAAAAAGGCAGAGCGTGTTACCGTCCAATGCTAAACAAAGATTCTGTATATATTTATTACGACTTTCGCTTTGAGCCAAATAATTTAATTCTTCGTGGTACTTTTTACCAAACATTTCTTTCTTATTAAATTCTGTATGTCCTAAAACTAAACAATTGATTTTAAGACTTGACAATTGTTTTTTGTCTATTAACTCTTTTGTAGTAGTCACTTGATTAACTCTTCCAAATAACCCTTCTAATACTAACTTATGTGTCTTTGTCCCATCTAAAGTTCCTGTCATCCCTATTCTATATTTACAATCAACTAACTTGGTCATTATCTTCGTAAGGGAAACCGCCTTGAACAAGTGCGCTTCATCTCCGATTACAGCTCCGAATTGAGCGAAAAAAGTTTTAGGCAAATTATATAAAGACTGCCAAGTAGAGATAACAATTCGTTTATCTTCTTCTATATCATATCCGTGATAATTTCTACTCACATTGTTTTCACTATCAAACCCATAGTCTATAAAGTCTTTGTATAATTGTTCCACTAATGATGTTGTTGGAACAATAATTAAAATGTTATTATTAATTTTGTTGAGATAATATCTACACAGCATATATGAGATTAAAGACTTGCCAGACGCTGTTGGTGATAAAATTAGTCCTCTTTCATTTTCAATTGCATATCTAAAAGCATCCAATTGATAACTCCTAGGGGGTATAGCAATGTCATAAGAGTTAACTAAACCGTCTAGGGCGGCGGCTGTGTGTTCTTTATTTGTTATAATTTCTGTGTTTTTAACTATTT